TTTATAGCGGAGCATCCCACGCAACAGCGACCAGCCAGTGTCGTACATGGATTTCGCCATGCTTGTTCGCACAAGACTGGTCATGTTGATGTTGCCAACGACGATCAGACGATATTCACGAACGAGACGCGTCGAGACGAGATGGAGATAGTGGCGCCGACCATTGGCGATGCGGGCATGAATCGCTCTGGCGCGTGCCTTTCGACCAGCGCGCTGCGCTATTACCAATCGTTCACTATGACATCGGGCGTAGCGCGGATTCTCGATGCGCTCACCAGTCGAATACGTTGCGAGCGTGGCGAGTCCGAGATCGACACCGATCTCGGGTCCATGGTTACGAATCGGCGCTTCATCAATTTCGACCGAGAGATTCAAATACCAGCGCTCACGCGCATCAGCCGAAAAGTTTCCCGCCTTGATACGACCTTCCATTGGACGCGACAGCCACAAGCGATAGCATCGACCAAGCAATGTGACGGTATCGCCCATCAGACGGATGTCCTCAGGGCTTTTGAAAGGAATCCAGCCGAGCGACTTCTTGCCTCGCCAGCGAGGCCGCCGCTTGTGCTGACAAGCAGATCGCACGAACTGCTGACAGACCGCTTGGATCGTATTCGAGAGAACACCCAGTTCGCGAGAAGTTCCAGCCGTCAGCTTGTGCAAGTCGTACGCAGACGGTGGCCGACGCAGCGATCGGCGAGCAGTCCGGTGGGTTTCAGCACAGAAATTCCACACGAAATTGACGACGCGGGCCTGACGCTGAAGTTCCGAGCGATGGGTTGCGTCCTTGATTCGGTAGCGGTAAGTAAGAATCAACTACCCAATTATTGCTCAGTTAGCCACGTTTCGCCTAATTCTCAGCGCTTCCTCACGCTGCCCCCGGTCAGCCCGACCGGACCATTGGGGAATCTCGATGTGCGGGCCGACGCTGCCCAATCTGGTTCAGCATTGGCACTGCTCGACTGCAATCGCGTCCAGCCTAGGCAGCCAGTAGGCGGGTCGCCCGTTCTCAGCGAGTTCGCTGAAGACGAGGGCGAGCCGCCCTATGAACACCATTGCGAACAGCACATGGGTCACGAAGGAAACGGCCAGATATTTCCTGAATGACCTGACCGTCCTCGCGGACGGCAACGTCAACCGCGACTACGACGACCAGTACGAGCAGGCCGGCGCGAAAGTCGGCAACACCGTATTGGCGCGCATGCCGCAACGCTTCCAGGCGCTCGACGGCCAGGCGTTGCAGCTGCAGAACATCTTCGACCAGACGGTGCCCGTGACGTTGACCAATCAGAAGCAGGTCGCGTTCGGGTACTCGAGTGCGCAGGCGACGACCGAACTCGATTCGATCCGCTCGCGCTACTGCCAGCCCGGCGCGGAAGCGCTCGCGAACGCCGCCGAAGTGCTGTTCTTCCAGGGCGTCTATCGCGACATCTACCAGACCGTCGGCATGCCGGGCTCGACGCCAGGCACGCAGACGCTCTACCTGCAGGCCGGCACCAAGCTCACCGATCTCGCGACGCCGCTGCGCGGCCGCAAAGCGGTGCTCGATCCGATGGCGATGCAGACGCTCGCCGGCAGCAACGCGACGCTGTTCAATCCGACCGCCGTCATCTCCGAGAACTACAAGATGGGGATGTTCGGGCGGCAGCAGCTCGGCATCGATGAGTGGTACCAGGATCCCGTCGTGCCGGCGCACACGACCGGCAGCTTCACCGCGTCCACGCCGATCGTCAGCGGCGCGAACCAGACCGGCTCGAGTCTCTCGACTACGGGCTGGGCGAGTGGCGCGACGACGCTCAACAAGGGTGACACGTTCACCATCGCCGGCGTGAACTCGGTCAACCCGCTCGCGTACTCCTCAAACGGACGTCTGCAGGAATTCGTCGTGAAGGCGACTGTGTCCGACAGCAGCGGCGCGATTGCGGCGCTGCAGATCGATCCGCCGATCATCACCTCGGGCCAGTTGCAGACGGTGGACGCTTCGCCGGCGGCGAACGCGGCGATCACCGTGCGTGGCGCGACCAACCCGGTCGGCGGCACGCTCACCGCGACCGTCTCGCGGCAGTCGTTCGTCTATCACCCGGACTTCGCGACGTTCGTCATGGCGGATCTCGTCAAGCCGGGCGCGGGCGCCGAAGCCACCGTCATCAACTCGCGGGCGCTACGCTTCTCGATCCGCATGGTCGAGCAGTACCAGATAACCACCGATCAAATGCCGACCCGCCTCGATCTGCTCGCGGGCGCCGCCACGCTCCAAGCCCGCCTCGCCGTCAGGGTCTGGGGCTGATGGGTGCCTGATGGGGGCGGGACCTGAATGGGTTAATCGCGATGATCATCTGCGATAGCACGTTTAGAAAACGCGAAAGGCAGTCCGGCTGGTTCTGTCAGGGCACGTTCGACGGACCAGCCGCGGCGGAGCCGCGTGGCCAACGTGTCAGACCGCAGATTGAACTGGTTGGCCCAGTCTTTCACGCGCCGGGTTTCCCCTTGCCACGTCACCCAAAATGCATCGCAGCGGGCACGTTGGTTACCTCGCTGTTCGGCGCGATCCGCCCAGCGGCAATTCTCCGGTGTGTAAGGGCCATCGTTATCGATGCGGTCAATCGAGTGGCTCTGCGATGGCCGTGGCCCCATGTCAGCCAAGAAATCCGCAAACGACTGGCGCCAACGGTCACAGATTGTGATGCCGCGACCGCCATAAGCGTGGAAGCGATCATGGTTCGGATTGGTGCAACGCTGGATCATGTGCATCCAAGAGCGATATTCCGGCGTGAATCCGTACTTGGCGTGACCATGGCGTTCAAACATAACCGGAACTGTAACAGCTCTCTCATGTGAGAGGAGAGGTAATTCTTTGGCAATCGCAACCACGACACTCACGTCCCCGCTCGCGGCCACCGACACGGTCATGGTCGTCGCCAGTGCGGCGAGCTTCGGCCCCGGTCGCCTCTGCGACATCGATCAGGAAGTGCTGCAGGTGCAGCAGGGCTACGTCGCCGGCAGCCTGAACGTGCCGGTGCTGCGCGGGCGCGACGGCTCGGCGACGGTCGCGCATCGCACGGGCGCCTCGGTGACGCATGGCACGGCCGCCGACTGGGCGGTGCCGGCGCCGCAGACCGTCACGATGACGCCGGTGCAGCGCACGGTGCTCGAGGCGAGCGTCAGCGCGACGTCCACCCTCGCGCCGGTGCCGGCGGGCAGTGACATGCGCGTCACGCTCAACGGCACGTCGGCGATCACGCTCACCGTGGCGCCGCCGACGCGCGACATGGACGGCTGCGAGCTCACGATCCTCGGCAACGGCGCGGCGGCGCATGTGCTGACGTTCACCGGCGGCCTTGGCGGCGTCGGCGCCGGCTACACGACGTTGACCGTCAACGCGTCAGGGCCGGTGGCGTTCAAGTGCATTGCGAGCGGCGGCGTCTGGGTACCGCTCACCGCGACGCCCATTTCCGGCACCGCGACCAAAGTCATCGCGGCAATCGCCTGACCCACAGGCGCGCGATGGATGGACGCGACGTCGCCCTGCTGGGAGCGACGACGTCGCGCCCATCGTCCACTACGAGGAGTCCGAAGATATGCCGCTTCAAATTCCGGTCGAAACGCTCTGGGGTCGCGAGCTCGCGCGCTGGAACACGCCGCGCAATCGCAACGTCGTGGATTCCAACGGCGACGAGATCCTCGATGAACAGAACCGGCCGATTCGCGGCATGGGGGCGATCGGGTTCGAACCGTTCCCGATGCTGGTCTACAAGGCGCACAAGAATCCGCAGGGCAAAGTGCTCTGTATGGACGTGCCACCGCTCGCGGAGTTTTATCCCGACGAGAAGAGCTTCGCCGCCGCATGCGAACGCGTCGAGGTGTTCAACCGTCGCTGCTACCAGCGGGTCGGCAACGAGCAGGAACTCCAGCAGGCGTTGAAGGACGGCTGGTCGAAGACGGCGCAGGAGGCGCTCGAGAAGCAGGAGCGCCTGGAACAGGACATCGCCAATGCCGCGGCCGAAGCGAACTACGCCGCCAAGCGGCTCTCCGCGAACGCGCAAGCCGAACTCGACGCGGCCGGGCGGGAAACGCATCAACACGTCACCGACGTCGTCGGCGTCCCGCGCAGCGCGCGGCGGCGGCCGCTCGGCGTCAGCGGGGCGCCGAAAAAAGCCCGGCGCGTCGTCGCCGAACCCGAAGGTCGCTGATCCCTTTCATCCGACGGATGCAGGAACGCGAACGCATCCGCCTGCAGAGGAGACGACGCCGATGGCCTATACGCCGCTGACCCCGGAGCAGAAAGCCAAGCTCACCCCCGCCGACCTCGAGGCGCAGATCGCCGACCTCGAGGCGGCGCTCGCCGATCTCCGCACGCCGGTGCCGCAGGAATATCCAAAGTGGACCGAGATCGGCGGCGTCAGCCAGATCGTGGAATCCGAAGAGGACGAGAAGCGCAAGAAAGCGGCGCACGACAAGCACGAGAAAGCCGAGCACGACAAGAGCCTGAAGGAGACGAAGATCGGCACGGCGCACGCGAGCGCGAAGGGCTAGCCCGTGGCGCAGCCGATCTTCCCGGCGCAGTACATCCTCGGGCGGCCGGGCGCGGGCGTGACGACCGGCACCGGCAACTGGGTCGCCATTGCGTGCGGCGCCTCGCTCCTGACGATCACGACGACCGGGGCCGGCACGATCACCGCCGGGACGCTCCTGATCGAAGAGACGGACGCGCTCGACGACGGATCCGCGGCGACGCCGGCGCAACTCTCGACGCTCGACCTGACGACGATCACCGCCGGCAAGAAAAACGTCGCGCATGCGACGGCGGGCGCGTACGGCTTCATCCGCGCGCGGCTCAGCGCGGCCGTCACCGGTGGCGGCACCGTCGTCGTCTCGCTGATGGGCCTGTGAGATGGCGCTCGTCAGTTACCAGCTCACGCTCGGCGCCTCGCCCAAACAACTGAGCGACGTCTACGGCGTCGGCACCAAGCCGTGCAGTGAACCCGACATCCCGTACGTCGAGATCTTCATGCAGGGCGAGGGCGCGGACTTCTACCTGGGGACGAACGCGACTGTCTCCACGACGACCTACGGCGCGAAGGTATCGGTGACCGGGCAGCAGCTCGGGAGCGGCGCGCTCGGGCCGTTCGTCTTCGGCCGGTTCCGGCTCTCGGACTTCTGGGCGGTCGGCACCGGCGCGACCGTCCACATCATGGCAGTGCCGGCGTGATCAGTCGCGGACGTAGCACTTCCGCGACAAGTCGTAGCGGATCCCGGTCGGGTGCGTGCGGGCGAACAACTGCAGGTCGTAGGAGGCTTGCGGAGTCGAGATGCCAAACTTCCGTTGTAGATGCTCGCGGTTGATGAAGCGATACACGTCGAGCATTTCGTCAATCCAGACCTGGCGCTGCTGCCGGAACCAGTCACCCATGGCGCTACTCGGTCCCGCGCATGAGGCGCAGGGCCGCGCGATTCGCCGCGAGCACCTTGTCGAGGCCGGCGTTCTGCCGCCGCTGAATGGCCGTCAATTCATATTCGGCATCGTCAAGCAGCGACTTGGCTTTGCGGACCTGATTGTTCGCACGCGTCCATTCTTCACTGGCGCGCTGGAATTCTTCGACGCCCGCATCGTGGGCGTCGAGGATGTCCTCAATCGTCTTCTTGATCTCGTCAGGCGTCATCGCGGCTCCTCTGTCTACTCAGTATACCCGATAGCGAGAGTGGCCTGATGGCGACGGTGGCGGATCTGATCACCGGCGCGTTTCGTCGCATCGGCGTCGTGGAGTCCAACGCCGTGCCGACGCCCGAAGACATGGCCGACGGCTTCCTGCGGTTCAAGGGCATGCTCGGCATGTGGCGCCTGCAGTCGCTCGCGGTGCCGGTGCAGATCGCGAAGGCGTGGAACCTCGTCTCGACCAAGGGCGGCCCGGCCGCGCCGTACACCTTCGGCGTCGGCGGCGACATCAACCTGCCGCGGCCGGCGCAGCCGAACGCGCTCACCTGGATGTGGCAGGACGCGAGCGGCGCGCAGTATCCGTTCACGTCGCTGACGACCGAGCAGTACCAAGTGATCCCGCAGAAGACGCTCACCTCCACGCTGCCGCAGTGCGTGCATTATCGGCCGGTCTACGAAGGCACGACGTCGCCGCTCGTCCCGGCCGGCATGGGCGCGGTCTACCTGTATCCGATCGTGACCGGCGCGAGTCTACAGGGGATCGTCCTGGCCCCGTCGGGCGTGAACGATCCCGCCGCGCTCACCTCGACGCTCGTCGTGCCCGACGGCTACGACCTGCCGCTCATGGACAACCTCGCACGCGTCCTCTGGCCCGAATGGCGCGAGAACGTCCCAATCGATCAGGAGCTGAAGGCCAACGCCGAAACGGGCCTCGCGTGGCTGAAGACCGCCAACGTCGTTCCCGTCGAACTCTCGATCGATCCGACGTGGACGTCGTTCAGCGGCGGCGGCGGCGACTACGACATCTACGCGGACGAGTGAGATGGCGCGCACCTCCAAGGACGTGCAGGAGTCGATCGCCGATGCGATCGAGTGGCTCTCGTTCACGCAGGAAGTCTGGCAGAAGCAGCGGGACCGCGAGGAGGAAGATCTCTCGTTCCAGGCGGCCGAAGGCGCGTGGCCGGATGACGTCGTCAAGCAGCGCGGCGCCGTCGCCGCGGTCGGCAAGTTGCCGGCGCTGCCCGGCCGGCCGATGCTCTCGGTGGCGTCGATCGATGAACCCGTCGCGCTCGTCGCCGCCGAAGAACGCAAGGCGCACCTCGGCGTCAACATCCAGGCGCTCGACACCGACGCCGACGACGACACCTCCGAGATCCTCATGGGGATCTACCGCACGATCGAGCGCGACTCCCGCGCACAGAACGTGCGCAGCTGGGCGTATCAACGCGCGCTCTGGGCCGGCTGGGGCGTCTACCGCGTCACGAAGAAGTACGACCCCTACGGCGGGCATCCGTTCGATCAGAAGCTCGTGCTCGAGCGCATCCTCTACCAGGAACACGTCGTGCTCGACGCGTTCGCGCGGCAGCCGGATTGGTCCGACATGCGGCGCGCGATGGTGATCGATGACATGCCGTGGGAGGACTACAAGCGGCGCTACAAGAAGTCGAAAGTCGCCCGCGCCGGCGTCGATGGCCTCACCAGTCTCAACGGCCAGTATCCGACGTGGGTCGGCCTCGGCGATGGCAGCGCCGCGAAAAAATCCGTACGCGTCGCCGAGGAGTGGTGGGTCGAGATCACCGAGACGACCTACGTCCTGCTCGATGACGGCTCGGTCGCGCCCGAAGGCGACATCCCGGAGGGCCGCGCCGCCGCCAGCGGCGACGACGCGCGCGAAGCGGTGCAGGAAGAGCGGCGCGTCTTCCATCGCGTCATCAACTGCCAGGAGGAACTCGAGCCGACGACCGAGTGGGACGGCCAGTACATCCCGCTCATCCCGACGATCGGGCGCGAGCTCCAGCCGGTGAAAGGGAAGCGGCAGTGGCTCGGCATGGTGGCGAACGCGAAGGACGCGGTGCGCCTGACCAACTACGCCGCGTCGGGCGCCATCGAGATGGCGGCGCTCGAGCCGCGCGCCCCCTACAGCCTCGACCCCGAACAGATCGAGGGCTACGAGGACTGGTGGGCGACGTCGAACGTGCGTAACTGGCCCTACCTGCCGCATCACCGCATCGTGCGCGGCCACGACATGGGACCACCGACGCGCGTGCAGGCCGACGTCGCGAAGATGGGGCCGTCGATGCAGCTGCTCTCGATGGGGCGGCAGTTCGTGCAGGCGGCGACCGCGATCTATCCGCCGTCGCTCGGCGAGAACACGCCGGCGCATCGCAGTGGCCGCGCCATCACGGCGCTGCAGGATCAGTCGCTGCAGGCGAACACGCCGTACCTCGACAACCTGGCGAACGTCTCGATGCAGTACGAGGCGATGGTCATCCTCGACCTGATCCCGCACATCTATGACCGGCCAGGCCGCCTCGCGCGCATCTACGACGCGGAGAGCGACAAGAGCCGCTCGGTGATCCTCAACGCGCCCTTCATGCCGCATCCCGACACCGGGCGGCCGATGCCGCTCCCGATGGACACGCCCGATCAGGAAGCGATCTCGCAGAGCATGGTCCGCGATCCGCGCACGCCGGCGAAGCACTACGACTTGAACAAGGGGCGCTACGGCGTCTCGGTCAGTGTCGGCAAAGCCAAACCGACGCGCAACGCCGAAGGCAGCGATGCGCTGAGCGCGCTGATGCAGGCCGAGCCGCAACTGGTGCCGCTCCTCGGCCCGGAGTGGGCGAAGTTCCAGGACTTCCCCGGCCACCAGCAGGTCGCCGAGCTCCTGACCAAGATGCGCGAGCACCTGATGCCGTGGCTCACCGAGCCGCCCGGCGGCGCGCCCGACCCGAAGAAGCTCCTGGCCGAGAACCAGATGCTGAAGCAGCAACTGGGCATGGCCTCCAAGGCGATTGAAGGGAAGGTGCTCGAGCAGAAAGGCAAACTCGCCGTCACCCAGGTGCAGGAGCAGGCCGAGACGGAGCGCAACCGCCAGGACAACGAGACGAAGCTCGCCGTCGCGGCGCTCTCCTCCAAAGTCGAATCGCTGCAGACGATGCTAAACCTCTTCTTCGAAGAGCGCGCCCGCATCGGCAGTCAGCTCCACGACGCGGCGCAGGGGGCGCTCGAGCGGGCGCACGACGCGGGAATGGCCGGCGCGGACCACCAGGCGGCCCTGGAGCAGGGCGCGCAGCCACCGCCTGTAGACCCCAACGCCGCGCTGAACGCGCCGCCTGCGCCCGCTGGAGGCCCGCCAGCGGCCGTTCCGGCGGGACCAGAGGGCAACGGCGCCGGCTTCACCGGCAACCGCGGGATTGTGGGGTAGCCGATGGACTTCCCCGGCTTCTGCGGCTACTCCTACACGTCGCAGTCGATGCTGGCCGACGCCGAGCAGTGCATCAACTGGTATCCCGAACAGATCGAGTCCGACGCCGGCAAGACCCGGATCGCGCTCTACCCGACGCCCGGCCTGCGGCAGTTCATCGGCAACCCCGGCCGCACCAGCACGCGCGCCCTCTACACCCTCGACGGCCGCACGCTCGCCGTGATCGGCGACAGCCTGTACGACATCAGCGCCGGCCCGACCATCACCTACCGCGGCTACGTCGGCCAGGACAGCAGCCTCGCGCAGATCGTGATGAACGGCGACGCCGGCAAGCAGGCGCTCATCGGCAGCGCCCTGAACGGCTTCTGCTTGAACCTGACGACCAACGCGCTCACCCAGGTGACGACGCAAAAGAGTTATCAGGTCGGCATGCTCGACGGGTTCTTCATCAGCTTCGATTCGCTGCTCGGCCGCATGTGGTTGTCGAACAACGCGGACGGCACGACGTGGGATCCGACGCAGTTCGCGCAGCGCAGTGCGGCGGCTGACCGGTGGCGCGCGATGATCGTCGTCCCGCCCGACATCTGGCTGATCGGCAGCGTCACCGGCGACATCTGGTTCGATGCCGGCGCGTATCCGTTTCCGTTCGCGCCGCGGCAGGGGCTGAACTTCAAGTACGGCATCGCGGCGCCGATGAGTCTCGCCGCGATCGGCCCGACCGTCATCTGGCTCGCGCAGGCGATCGAGGGCCAGGGCATCGTCGTCCGCACGGTCGGCTACGAACCGCAGCGGGTGAGCACCTACGCCGTCGAGACGGCCATCGCCGGCTACGCGCGCCAGAGCACCATCGCCAACGCCGAAGCGATGACCTACGTCGATCAGGGCCATCCGTTCTACTGCCTGCGCTTTCCGACGCCGGAACGGACGTGGGTCTACGACCTGACGATGAACACCTGGCATGAGCGTGGCTATTGGAATCCGGCGCGCAACCAGTACGAAGTCTGGCGGCCACGCTGCCACACCTTCGCGCTCGATCGCCATCTGGTTGGCGACACGCAGACCGGGATCATCCAGGAGATGGACATCTCGATCGGCACCGAACTCGACGGCTCGGCGATTCGCCGGCTGCGGCGCACGCCGGGCGTGTTCACGCAGATGCGGCAGATCCCGATCCGGCTGATCGAGATCTATCTCGAGAACGGGCTCGGCCTGCAGAGTGGGCAGGGGAGCGATCCGCTCGTCATGTGGCGCTCGAGCGACGATGGCGGGCGCACGTGGGGCAACGAGCGGCAGGGGTCGGCGGGGCGCGTCGGCAAATACCGCACCCGGCTCCGCTTCTGGCGGCACGGCGTGCCGCGGGACCGCGTCAACGAACTCACCGCGACCGATCCGATCCCGTGGCGGATCATCGGCGCCTACGTCAACAACGATGCCGGGCAATAGGCGATGACTCATGGCGCTCGATCCGCCTCCGTTCACGGCGCCGCTGACGCGGCCGACGCTGGGCACGGTCACGGCCGACTGGACGCGCTGGCTGCTCGCGCTCTGGACGACCGTCGTCGCGCAGCCCGACATTCTCGGCACGCGCGTCAGTCTCACGAAACGGAATGTGTCGATCCCCACGACGGCGCTGCCGGTGGGGCAACTGGCGGGCGGCCTCTTTCGGGTGAGCTGGTATCTGCACATCACGAAGACCGATCCGGTGTCGGCGTCCGTCTCGCTGACGATCAGTTGGACCGAGAGCGGCCTGCCGCGCTCCATCACGGCGGCGACGGTGAACCAGACGACGCCGAATCTGTCGATCGGCGATGCGACCTTCTTCGGGGCGGATCAAGCGACGCCGATCACCTACGCGACGACCTACGCGTCAAACACACCCGGTACCATGGAGTACTACCTGGGGATTGTCGTGGAGCAACTGTGACGCGGCGCCCCGCGACGCTCGAGGATCTCGACGCGATCGTCGCGATGGGCGAGCGCTTCCGATCGTCGTCGCCGATCTACGCGACGCGGCTCGCCGCCAATCCCGATCAGATGCGGGCGCTCGCCACGCGGCTGATTACCGATCCGCTCGGCATCATCCTGGTCGCCGAGCGCGACGGCGCGCTGGTCGGCATGCTCGCGGCGCTCATCTATCCGCACTTCCTGAGCGGCGTCCGCGCCGCCGGCGAGCTCGCCTGGTGGGTCGATCCGGCGGCGCGCGGCACCATCGGTGTGCGCCTGTTGAAAGACCTCGAGCGCTGGGCGCGCGACCTCGGCGCCGAGACGCTCGACATGATCGCGCCGTCGTTGCGTGTCGAGCGCATGTACGAACACCTCGGCTATGAGCCGATTGAACGCACGTATCAGCGGAGACTGTGATGGCTGACCTGGGTCCGTATCCGCCGTCGAGTGGCGCGCGACCGCGCCACCATCCGCTCGTCAATCCCGAACACGCGACCGCGACTCTGCGCGAATTCATCCTCGCGTGGGACAGCGACGACGAGCCGCGCTTCATGCGAGCGCTCTTGCGCGCTCGCGAGCTGCTGCACGACTTTGCCCGCGAGGATGGCGCGCACTGATGGCCGATCTCACGCACAGCGCGCTGCGCATCTGCGATGACGTGATCGCCGATCCGGTGGCCTATACCGCCGCCGTGCGCCGGTTACCGTTCCAGACGCTCGATCTCGGCGGCAGCGTCTTCCACGGCATCGCGGCGTGCGACGACCCGGAGCTCGCCGAGTGGGTCGTCGCGCACTATCCGCACGCGCGCCCCGGCCTGACCTTCTACCGCCAAAGCGCCGACGGCCAGGTGGAGCCGAATTACATCCACGCCGATGCGGCCATGGGCGAGTGGACCGGCATTCTCTATCTCACCGAACGGTCGCCGGCGCGCGACGGCACGATCTTCTGGGAGGACCGCTTGACCGGCGCGCGGATGACGACGGCGACGACCGACGCCGAGCGCGCCGCCGAGTGGGCGGCCTGGCGGCAACTGGATCAGTGGCAGGCGTGGGCACACGTCGAGGCGCGGCCCAATCGCCTGCTGCTCTTTCCGGCGGCGTGCTATCACTCGCGCGCGATTCCGGAGAACTACGGCCACGGGGCCACGGCGCGCCTGATTCAAGTCATGTTCGGGACCGGCTCCCTGCGGAGGGACGAATGACCAGCACGAATCCGCTCCTGCCGCGCGTCCTGCTCGAGACGCCGCACGGCGTCTACGAACTCATCGGCACGGGCGCCGCGATTGCGCTCGCGGTCGGCGCCGGGGCCACCGCGGGCGGCACGATTTACGCCGCCAAGTCGCAGGCCAATGCCGCCAAAGAGGCCGCCGCGACCGGTGCGGCCTCCGCCGAACGCTCGACGCAGCTCCAGACGGATGCGCAGAAAGCGGCGCTCGACTACGAAAAGCAGAAAGACGCCGAGGCCGCGCGCCAGGCCGATCGCGTACAGCGCGCCAACTACGCGCAATGGGCCGCGAAGGAAGCGCGGATGAACGACATCCGCCGCGAGCTCGGCATGAACGTACGCGACATCCCGTCCTACGAGGACGCGCTCGGCCCCGACACCGCTGCCGTGCCGACGACGACCGTGCCCGGCGTGGCGGGCGGATCGATCACGGTCGGGCCGGGCGGCGTCACGCAGACGCCGCCACGCGGGATCCCGACCGGCCCGATCACGACTGCGCCGCCGACGGCGGCGACGCCCCCGAACACCATCCTCGCCAACCTGGTGCAGCAGGGGAACCAGCCGGCGCAGCCGATCAACGTGGCGCCGGTGACTGTGGCGCGCCCGACGTATCTGAATCCCGGCGGCAATCTCTATCTACCGAATACCATCGGGCGCTTCGTCGCGCAGTAGGGAGCCCGCATGCCTGCGAATACCGTCGGCGCGTTCACGCTCCCCGATCCGCGCAACGTCCCGAAGGACTACTACGCGAACGTGCCGACGATCGATCCGCACGTCAATGATCTCGTCAAGCAGTACATCAGCGACAAGAAGCTGAAGGCGAACCAAAACGATCCGAGCGCGCTACACGACATCACGTCGTATCTGCGCAGCCAGGGCGTGAACGCGCAGACCGATTACACCGACGTCAACGGGCACACGGGCGGCATCCTCGTCGCCGACGCGAACGGCAATCTGCGGCCGTATCAGTTGATCGACGGATCGAACAACTGGACGCAGCTGCAGGCGTGGAAAGAAGGTGCGTCCGCGCCGCGGATGTTCCCGGCGGCAACGACCTCGAGCACCACGACGCCGCCGCCGACCGGCACGACGCCGCCGGCGACGTCGTCGCTCTATCTGAATCCGACCGGACAGCTCTACACGCCGAACACGATCCGCGACTTCGTCTAGGCGAGGAGACGCGCACATGGCAATGGCAGGCGATGGCGGCGCTGGCAGCGGGACCGCACCGGGACCATCCTTTGATGAAGTCAATGGCTGGTACCTGAAGTGGCTGGGGCGCCCGGTCAGCCAAGAGGAGTACTACAACAACTGGTACGGGCAGTCGGGCGCGAACGAGTCGCAGGTCGCCAATTCGCCCGAAGGACTCGCCCGCGCGAATCAGGACGTGCCCGGCACGCCGGAATACACGCCGCAGCCGCCGGCACCAGGGAACGAGACGGGCCAATGGCCGCCGCCAGCGCCGCCGCCGGAAGAACCCATCGTGCCGGCGCAGCCGCCGCCGTCGCCGACACCCACGCCGACACCGACGCCCACACCGACGCCGACGCCGACGCCGACGCCGACACCGACGCCCCCTCCGACAGCACCGCCGCCCGTGGGTGGCCCGGCCAATCCGCCGCCGACGCCGCCGCCCGGGACGACGACGCCGCCCCCGGTGTCGGCCGGCGACATCGCCTCCACGCCGCCCACGTTTGCCGCGCCGCCGGTCGTCAAGCCGCCGGAATTTTCGTACGCGGACTTCACCTACGATCCGTTCAACGCGCCGACCGCGAGCGACGTCTACGCCGATCCGTCGTTCCAGCTGCGCTTCGGCATGGGGCAGAAGGCGCTCGAGAACAGCCGCGCCGCGATGGGCACGATCGGCACCGGGGCCGCGATCAAAGATTTCATTAACTACGGCCAGAATTTTGCGAGCCAGGAATACGGCAACGTCTACGACCGCGCCGCGCGCACCTATGCGATGAACCGTGGCAATGCGCTCGATCAATACGCGACCAACCGCGCCAACGCCGTCGGCAACTACAACCTCAACTACCAGACGCAGTACACCGATCCCTGGCAGGAGTCGTACGCGAACGCGAAGGCGGCGATGGAACCGGCGCTGCTCGGCTACACGACGCAGGTCGGCGCCGCGCAGCATGCGCAGGACGCCTACGATGCGCTCGCGACGCATGCGCGCGATCAATACGATCTCTACGGCTTCAACAACAAGGTCTTCGACTTCGACTCGTCGCTCGCGCGCGATCAATTCGACTGGACCAAGCAACGCGCCTCGAGCAGCGATGCGTTCGATCAGTGGTATCGCCGCATGCTGATCGAGTTGCAGGCGAGTGCGTAGGGCATCATGGCGGGCTTCGAATTTCAAAGTTACGTCAGCCCCTACGCGAACACGATCGCGCAACTGATCGCGCGGCAGAACGATCCCGCCGCGCAGGCCGCGCAGATCACGGGCAACCTGCAGGCACGGGCCATCGAGGCGCGTGGCGAGGCGAGTAGCGACATGATCCGCGGGCTCAGCGGACTCGGCGCGACCATCGCCGGCAAGGTGTTCGACACCTACCAGAACGCGCCGAAGCGTGAACTCGAGCAGCAGCAACTCGCGAAAGCGAAACTGGACGCGCTCGATGTGCAGGAGCAGCGCGATCAGCGGGCCACGATGCGCGGCATCATCCGCGACACGCCGCGGGTGAACCAGAACGGGATGGAGTATTACGACCTCCCGACGATCAGCGCCGCCGCGTCCGCGAAGGGCATCGATCCGACCGTCGCCATCAAGAACCTCAGTGACATCAACGACTCCTTCAAAGAGTTCGGCGCGCAGCGCCAGGCGGTGATCACCACGGGCGCCCAGCGCATCGCGCAGGCCGGCAACGATCCGGAACTCGCGCTCAATTTCCTCGATACGCTGAAGGGCAACCAGGTCGTGTCCGACGCGACGATCACCAAATTCCGCACCGCGATTGTCGAAGGCGGCCAGCCGGCCGTCGAGCGCATGACGCGCTATTTCATGGGGCCGCAGAAAGCCGAGATCCTCCCGGCGGGTGCGACGGCCTACGATCCGACGACCAACAAGCCGCTGTTCACGGCCCCGGAGAAGGAGGCGGGTTACACGCTCGGCCCTGGTGATATCCGCTACGACAAGGGCAATGAACCGGTCGCGTGGGGGGTGGACAAGCCCGCGCCGAAAGTGGATCCAAAAGAGGAGTACCTCGCGCTCGACACAAAGCGCCGGCAGGGGCTTCCGCTCACGCCCGCCGAGACGGCGACACTCGCGTCCTACGAACACGAAAAACTGATCGGGCCGGAAGCCGCCGCC